ATGGTGGATCAGGTGGCGGTGGAGGATCAACTGGATCATCTTCAAGATCTGGAGGAACAGGCTCTACAGGATCTAATGGAAGTCCAAGCTCTGGAACAACTGGTGGTGGCGGTGGATTAACTACAAATAATTTAGGTGTTCCAATTGTATCTGGAAGCACTGGTGGCGGAGGCGGCGCTGGTTATAATGCATCAAATGTTTCTGTTGGTGGAATAGGTAACGGTAGTGGAATAGGAACTGGTGGTAATGGTGGAGCTTACAGTGGAGGTCTTATACAGGGAACTAGTGGTACAGGTTTTGGATCAGGTGGCGGTGGTGCATTTAATTATTTCAATGTAATTGGAACTTCTGGTAATGGAAGACCTGGAGTTATTTATATCTTAAGAGGAGTACTTAACTAATATGCCTAATTTTGCAATAGTCAATAAAGAAACCAACATAGTAGAAAATTCTGTTTTAGCAGATAATGGATCTGTAGTTGCTCTTATTTTTGAAGATAAAGATGTTTATGAAGAAACAGAGGACACTGGTATTATTTTTATAGGTGGAGATTTTTATAAAGGAAAGTTTAGAATACCAAATTTATTCTTATCGTGGACATTCAATGAAAAAAAATGGGTATGGGAAGCTCCTAAAAAATACCCATCAGATGGAAAACTTTATGAATGGAATGAAGACTTAGTAGATTGGATTGAAATAAATGCCAGCACCATTTAATGTTATATTATCTCCTTACAACTTGGATATAATGGGTTTATCTTTAAGGCATACACTTACTGCTAGCGGAAGTACTTCAGGCCTAATCCCATCTTCAGTCAAATTTGCTTATGTTGTTTGTATAGGTGGTGGTGGTGCAGGTGGATCAACTGGTGGTGGTGGTGCAGGAGGTTTTGTTGCAGGATGGACAACTATTCCTTCATCATATACTGTGGGAGCTGGTGGATCTGGTTTTGGCGGTGCAGGTGGAGTTACTGTTTTTGGTGACATAAGGGCTGGTGGAGGCGGAGGCGGATCTACTGATACACCCAATTCTGTAACTCGTCCAACTGGTGCTGGAGGAGCAGCAGGAGGAAGTAATACTAATCAAGGTACTGCATCTACTAACGTAGACTCACTTAACGGTGCTGGAAGTGTATTCGGTCCAGGGGGAATAGGTCCAAGGTCTGAATTTTATACCATATCTGGAGGATCTGCAGTTACTGCACAGATACCAGCAAGTTTGGGAGCTGCTGGTGGATATGGAGGAGGGATCGCCCTTGCTGGAGGAGATGCCTTATCTGGTGGAGGTGGTGGTCATGGAAACGGATCAAGTGGATATAATGGTGGATCTGGATCAGTTGGTGGAGGTGGAGGATCTTCTAATAATAACGCAACACCTTTAGCTGGTGGAACTGGTGGATCTGGAAGAGGTGGGTCAGGTGGTCAGGGCGTTCCAGGGTTAAGTGTTGTAGGTCCAGGAGGAGGCGGTGCTGGATACATTGGACCAGGCTTTAACGCTTCTTCAGTATCATATGCTGGAGGTAATGGTGGAATTGGAGGCGGAGGCGGAGGCGGTGCACAAGCTAATGGATCAGGTCTGTATGGACAAGGTGGAGTTGGGGCTGTACTAATATACTATTAGGAGAAAAAAATGTCAAAATATGCAATTTTAGAAAATGATTATGTTAAAAATGTAATAGTAGCAGATTCTATGAATGATGCTTCAATATTTGGCCATGCAGTTGAAATAAAGCCAGATAAATTTGTAACTATTGGTGCAAAGTATGACCATAGTTCTAATACATTTATTTTAGAAAGTGTTGAGGAAAATGCCAGTATATAATTATATATGTGATGTATGTTCAAAAGCATATAGTGAAAAAAGATCAGAATATGATCCACAACTTTTTACAAAGTGTGAATGCTCTGGAACATATATAGAAAATAATGACTAAACAAGCCAACACATTCCAACATCAGCAGTTGGCCTTAAGTTAGAATTTTTCCATTTTCCATCTACCCATATTTTTGAATTGATATCTATCCAATTTTTAAAATCAAAACTATTAATATCAAACCATCTATCTGGATCTTGTAGATGATGTTCAATAAACTGAGGACCTATTTGTGTATACCCTAATTTTTGTAGGTATTTAATTTGTTCAATATGTTCTTCAATAGTATTAATAGTCCATTCAAAAGTTAACATCCCATGATACTTAGTCATTCCTTTAAATACTGACCACTCAGCACCTTCAACATCAATTTTAATTAAGTTTGGGCTTCCATATAATTCTGCAAGCCTATCTATAGTTATAGTTACAGCATTTATAGTTCTAAAAGGTTTTCCCTGATATGGCATGCTGTCTGATGTTAGCCAGTCTTTATTCATAGTAGACAAACCATCTTCATCTGCCTCATAAAATTCTACATTTTCATCATTAGTATTAGATACAGCAAGTTTTAAAGTAATTACATTATTTGTATAGATATAATTTTTTACTAATTCTTTATATATTTTAGGAGCTGGCTCAAGAGCAATAACCTTATATCCTTTTTTTAGTCCAGCTATAACTGCGTCACCACGATTAGCTCCAATATCAAACATTATCATAGAGCACCTACTTTTTGTAAATTATGTTCAATAGCGCTTTTATATTTTTCAGATAAATATTCTACTTTTTTTACTTTTTCAAATAAAAGCTTACTTTCTTCTTTACGACCAATCCACCAAGCAGATACTGCTTTTTCAAATTCTAATGAATAAAATCCTTCATAATTTACGTTTGCAGGAAGGGCAGGTAGATTATGTTTGGCCACTATGCCCATGCTTGCCCAGGTGTAACATTCTTGCCACTCACCCAGCCTATCAAAATACTGAGACATTAAGAAGTATGCTTCAGGTCTTTCTGGCATATATGCAACAGCATGAAGAAGATAATTTGTTACATTCCATTGACGATCTTTTTGGTCGTTAAAACATTCAGCTATTTTTAATAAGGATGTATACACAATTTCCTTGTGTGTATCTATCCCAAATTCTGCAGCACGTAAATAAAAAGATACAGCAGATGCAGTTTGATTTAAGTTTTGATATTCAACGGCACACTTAAAGTTAAGCTCAGGGTTAAAAGGGTCAGTTGATAAATCTACTACCAAATCTTCAATAATTTTGTTCATAATCCAAAGCCTCCAATATTAAATCTTCAACCAAAGCACCTGGGGTACGAAGAATAAAAGCAGCATTATCTTGGAATCCAAAGGTTATTAGCAAATCTCCATTATGTACTGCTGCCCCAGCAACAAATTCAATGCGGGCATCTAAAAATGAAAACTTCTTAGAAAATCCTACAAGATTCATTTGGTCATCCCATAGCAATAATCTATGACGATAATAAGCATCTTTTTGATTAAGATAATTTTTAAACAAATCTACCTCATGAGATATTGAAATGTACATATTCCCCCAAGGTACAACATGAGAACTACCACGCTGATCAGTTGGTGGAAGAACACCAGACTTTAGGGACACCTGCTCACATTCTTCTTTTTCTGTATTTGCTTTTACTACTTCAACAGGATATGTCCATTTAATAAAATGATAGGGCTTGTCCAATATAGGTACCCAGTTCTTTTCACAGTATGACGTATTTTCTCCTGGGGCTGGAATGCGAATTCTTTTTGTTTCTTTTGCTGTCCAATTATTTTTATCAAGATCAACGTGGGTATATTCCATACGTCCTTGCCCAATGGTTGTTGTATCACGACGAACACCAACCAAGTAATACTGGCCATCCCATTTTACTAACCTTGCATCTTCAAGACCTATAAATTCCCAAATTGGGGTATGCAAATCTAGCATATCAACATGGCAATAGTCAGTCATTGATAAATCTTCATTTAGTCTACAGATATAGTTTTCAGTTCTTAGTGTCTGGTCTTTTTCTGGATGTAGGTATGATAATGGACCCCATCTATTTGGAAATTGCTGGGTATTCTCAGAATGACACAAAGTATAATTAACGTGCCTTAAATTAACTAAGATATCTCCATCATCATCTACAAAAACTGATGGATTCATCAATCCAGTTCCAGATGTTAGACCATCTGAAATTACTAGTGGAGCAAGCTTTCCACCAAATTTTACAGCCCTCTTAACTAAATTCCCCATTACTACATTATATCAAAGAAAGCTCTACTATAAATAACTTTATACTACTTTAATTAATCAAAAGCTCTAACCATAAAGTGCAGACTTAGTGTTTATAAAATTGTTATAATTAAGCATATTTTTATAAATTATAGTGTGATATACTTACATAGTACTTTGCACATTGCAAAGCTCTAATCATATTTTATCATTGAAAGGTTTAAAAATAAATGTCTGATGTATTTTCATTTCGTCTTTTGGAAGAGTTTGTAAACAAGTATAAGGATACAGAACCCCCGTTTGGTTTTGCGGATGCAGGAGGAAACTCTCTAGGCGAGATAACATTTATTAGAACCTACTCCAGAATTAAGGAAGATGGAACAAAAGAAAGATGGCATGAGGTTTGTAAGCGTGTAATTGAGGGTATGTACTCAGTACAGAAAAACCATGCTAAAGAAAATCGTCTACCATGGAATGACAACAAGGCACAGAAGTCAGCACAAGAAGCATATGACCGTATGTTTAATTTGAAGTGGACTCCACCAGGTCGTGGTCTTTGGGCCTTTGGTACACCAATGACAATGGACAAGCGTAATTCAGCATCTTTGCAGAACTGCGCTATGGTTTCTACTAGAGACATTGATAGAAATGATCCAGGAGCTCTTTTTGCATGGGTAATGGATGCTTTGATGCTTGGAATTGGTGTAGGCTTTGACACCCTTGGGCAAGAAAAGAATATGGAGATTTATCCAAACCTACCTGAAGAAATAACATATGAAATCCCAGATACAAGAGAAGGATGGGTAGAGTCTGTTAGATTGCTACTAAATTCTTATTTAAAGCAAAACCAGGCTAAGATTAATTTTGATTATTCTCAGATTAGACCGCTAGGTGCTCCAATTAAGGGGTTTGGTGGAACTGCCTCTGGACCAGATCCGCTTATAAAGTTACACGAAACTATTCGTAAAGTAATT